TTGGCCAACGACTCCGGTGTTAAAGATCTGAACGTTCCCGTCACCTTCCTCGCCAACAGCTTCTACTGCACCTGTGGCAGCAACCCCACTTTCAGAGATCTCTGATTCTAAAACCTCGTCACCAACTGCGCCTGTGGCAGCAACCCCTGTTTCAGCCAACTCAGACTCTGGGACTTCATCACCTGCAACACCTGTGGCAGCAGTTCCTGTTACATCGAATATTCTGTCGACATTAAGAGTTTCAGTTCCGATAATGCCTGTTGCAGAAAGTCCTGTTTCACTTATTTCAGACTCTGGGACTTCATCGCCAACTGCACCTGTTGCAGCAACCCCAGTTTCAGTCAGCTGTGCCTCAGGCGTAGATGTTCCAATCGCGCCTGTTGCAAATGCTGGCGATACATTTGGCTGTGTGTAAATGGATATAAAGTGATTGCCTATCGCACCAGAGCCAGAAACTCCATTAACAGATTTTTCTTGAGCAACCTCAACAAGACCAACTCTGCCAAAACTCGGAACACCAACTGGTGGCCTTTGCTGTATTGGTATAAATGGGTCGTAGTTGTAACCAATAAATACAGTTACATTCTCAGGATCTGTGTCTGGTCGTGGCTTAAATAACGCAGTTGCGTCGATAACGTTGCGCGGTGGCGTGAGCTGTGGGTGTTTCGGGTCGTACTCTTCCGGCTCAACCCTGAAACCTTCCCAAGTTGTTTGCAGCTCTTTATAAGGGACTTTAAAGCCAGATATGTCACTTATGGCTTGTGACTTTTTCCCTTTCGCTTTACGCGCAGTTGCCATCTTAGTAGAGGTTCATCCCTGTTGGTCTGATTCTCATGGTCACACCGTCGTTATCAGTGTCCGAAGCATAATCAAATGCTTTCTCGTAAACCTGATTCAAAACAGCGAAACGCTCTGGTTGATATTTTAACGCCAATTTGCTCGCAAGACCTGCACAAATACAGTCTGACCATCGGTATGGGATGTCTGCGTCTTGATTGCTCGCAGTTACGTCCTCAATCTGATTGATTGACCAATAGATTAAACTGTATGTGTCGTCTGGCACCTGCCAAAGATACATCACCGGAGTGTACTGTTTGTCCAGCATGTATTGAGTCGGCAACCCAGAAGAGCTTTTGTCTGGCAGTTGGTTGTATTCTTGGATGCTGATTCGCTCAACAACTGTGTCAGTTGTGGTGGCTCCGGTTGTTTGCCTTACAACAACGTCAATCAGATCTATCGTACCAACTGGCAATGTGTAAGTTGTTGTCCCAACAGCCAAAGACAGCGTGTTGTTTTGCACTGCCCAATAATTTATGCCTCTGTTCGCCCACTCACTGAACAACAAGTTAAGACTTCTACGAGCTGCAACAGCTTGGTAACCTGTAATGCTCTGAGAGTCTATGCCACAGCGTTCATACGCTTCAGCAATAATCTCTTCAATGTTAGGTCGAAAAGCGACTGTTCCTGAAGTAGCCATTAAACAGACCCCTGAATTTGGAGTTCAAATGGCTCCGTTGTCCCGACGCGACTTATGGAAGAAACTTGAGCCATTTGATTTTCTCCTTGTTAATACTCTTTAGCCACCCTCAGAACTACTTGATAAGCGTCTCCAGCAGCAGCTGAACCTGTCGTGGTGAATTTAATGTCACCAGTTGGGCTTGTGCCGTAAGAGGAACTTGAAGGAAGGCCACCGAACTTCTCAAAATTGTGGTAACCCTGTTGGCTTTCAGCAAGGTGCATGATGATTACGTCAGTGGTGGCATCTGCCAACACCTCAACCGTCAAACCCTCAATAATCCACCAACACTCAAGTATTCTGACACCTGTGCATGTATCCCCATTAGAACTAGTTACTAAGGAAGATACATCGATCTTAGTGACCGCACTCTCGTTACCAGTGTCAACAAACTGGTATTGAAAGGAAAACACAGCTTCACGAGGGTTATCAGCTATCGTCGTTGAAGTAACGATATCAGCCATTGTTCACCCTCCTGTTAAGCTAGGTTGTTGTTCTGAATGTAAGTAACAGTCAGTGTAGCAACACCAGCGTCTGCGGTGGTAGCACTTGAGTCAACATAAATCTCTACGTCTGTTGTGCCAACATCTTCCCAAGCATCTGCGTCAGGGATTGTAGCCTGAGATGCGAGTTTGATTGTGTTGATGGTTGAAACCACAACGCCTGTTGCCAACTCGTTCGAAGATGATGTTGTTCCGATGCTGAGAGTCGCAGAGTTGTCGAATGCAGTTGTCACAAAGACAGTTGCCTCTAAAATCTGTGAGTTTGCTGGAATCACAATGCCTGTTGCAGCAGCAGTCGTGCTTTGAGTAATCGCAGCTGATTGCGCCATCACAGTAAAACCAACGTTTTTAACGTCAGAACCAAGAGTGGTTCCTGTTGTTTCTTTGATTGTTCCAGCCTTAATTGGTCCGGAAAAAGTAGTGGTAGCCATAATATTCTCCTGTCGTGGCTAATGTCTGCCGAAGCAGTCAGGATTCAAGAAAGGGGAGAGCTATGCCCTCCCCCTAACGCTTATGGATTAAGCTCCTTCGGAACCGAATACACCGCGCCAATCAGTAAACCCGAACGAATATCGCTCGCGTACTTTATAGCGGACGTTGCCAGTTTCAAAATCACCTTCCATGCCCTTCTTGAGCGGTGAACGCTGGAAGTGCTTAAGACCATCAGGCACATCGGTCGTAACGAACCATGCATCTGAATCGGTCAGACGACGCATAACGTGATAACCCTGTGGCAAGTAGCCTCCAGCGCGGATCGCGTTGATGTCATTGTCTGCAGTTCCAGTTCTCAACTGAGACTCAAGCAAACGCTCTGCAACAAAAGTGTATGCAGTTGGGATAACCAACATTCTACCTTGTGCTGCGATTCTCAAACCACGGTCATCTTTCATGTCCGCGATGTTGATGAGAATTTGCTCAAGAGAAGTCTCAGAAAGATCAGCAGCAGTCGAAAGCGTGTTTGACTGGTTGCCAGATCTTGTTGGGTGAGCTGTGTTACACAAGGTAACTCCGTCACCGCCAGTTATACCAGAGCCGCTGAACGCATTGTTCAAGACATTTGCTGCTTTGATTTCCTTTGTGGAAGCCATTGAGCGAGCAAGTGCTTTGGTGTAGCGAGCTGCGATCGAGCCATAGAGTCCATCTTCTTCAGCTTCTTCAGTGATACTGAATGCCAAAGCGATGGTCTCGTGCTGGTAACGTGCAGTCCACTGTTGTGATGCTGCGTCATAAGAGATCGCTGCACCTTCAGCTTTCACTGGGGCGTTACCAAAACCTTCCAACAGAACATCTTCCTCGAATGCTTTCTGAGAAGTGTTTTGTGAGAAGACTGCTGACCACTCAGGTGGGTATTGGTCATACTCTAAGCCAAAGAGGGTGTTGAGACCTGGCTCGAGCATTTTTGCAAATTGCGCTCTATTCATTGCCATTTTTCAAATCCTCCTTAGATACCAGCAGTCTGCTTCAAGAGATGCTCATTGATGAGCACTTCCATAACAGCATTTGCACCGAACGAATTTTCTGGCGCATCATAGATGGCTAGAATCTTTGTTTGTGCTGTACCTGCTGCCATGGTTCCTGAAATTTCAAAACCAGACTGACCTGTTGTTGTTGAACCTGAACCAGCGACAATATCAGCACAGTTGCCGATGTTGGTCTGAGCAGGGGAACCAGCTGACTGAACCTTGAACACAATGTACGGATCGTCATAGACGTAAGCTATGATATCTGTAGCAACTGTGCCTGTTGGCCAGTATTCACTGTAAACATAAGAGCCATCACTTGCAGTGTATGAACATCCGCCAAATACGCCAACAATATTGGTCTCTGTTGCACCAGCAGGCTGAAGTGTGCCGTCTGCTGCAAGAATGACAGCATCACCATTAAAGATGTTTTCTGCCAGACCAGATGTTATTGTGTACTTATTAGCACGAGGTGCATAACCGCTCATGTGGCGAACTGGGATAAACCCAAAGGCTGCATCTGCATTTGCCATTTTTCGCTACTCCTTAAGATTAGCAGTTAATCGTCAGCCATGACGGAAAGATCCCGACCACGACTACTTGATGATTCCCGATTTTGTGATATCGGGATGCCCCCTGTCCTTGCCATCGCATCAAGTTCTCCTGGAATAGACTCGTTCTGCTCAACGTTCCGACTATGATAGTAGTCTTTCATTGATCGAAACTTGTCTTCTGGCATTTCACACAAAATCATGCCTTCAATTCCTATCGAACCTGCCCACTGCCCGTGATTGATAGTTGGGTATCTTTTATCTTTCACAGTATCAGCAGGGCGAGGGTTCCAGCCAGCCCGCATACGTTTGTATACGTTGTCTGGATTTTCCTTACCCTGAATCGAGGTAGCTATCCACCGTTGGACCATCCCAGGACGGGGTTCAGGTGCATCCAACAGTGATGGTGGCTTCCATGCTGTATCGGGTCTTGCCTCTTCAGCACGTTTGCCTAACCGAGC